TATTACAATATTAATTTTAATGTTCCACTTGACACAGAACTTAAAATAGGATATGATTGGTTAAATATGAAGGAGGTAAACTAATGCATATAGATAAATATAAAATATTTTCCATGGATTATACTTGGAAAAATGGTAAACAAAGTAAAAATACTTCAGTGCAACAAATGATGACATCTGATGAATGTATAATGGGTAGAACTTTTATACAATTATTATCTGATCTTGATCAAGCGTGGCATCAACATGGTTGTGGTAAAACTTGTAAAGTAGAAGTTACATTTGAACCATACGAACATAAGGATGATTAATATGACCAAAGAAATAGATGCATTAGAAACAATCGATGATTATTCTGATGATCAGTATTCTGCTTTTTTAGAATACACTGCATTAAAAGATCAATGCATAATAGAACCAACAACATTATATCTAGACAATAATCACGAATTTTTTTCAGAGTGGAAATACTTTGCACAATCTGATGGTTTAGATATTAAAATAATACAAGGAGATACTAGAATATGTTAGCTAAATTATTTACTTATTTATGTGGATGTGCGACACTTTGCGTTATATTTTTTATGATATACTTGACATTAAGTTTATTTTTTTATTGATTTTTTATTTAAAATATGATATACAATATATTAAAAATAGGAGGACAAAATGTCTGATAATAACTTAGTAAATATAAAAGGAATGTCTGATGAGCAAATTATGCAAGCCATTGGACAAGATGATGGATCTAATATGGGTACAAACATACCCAGATTATCGATCAATCGAACACCCGAAGATGACGATGGTAATCAATTACCAGTTGGTCACTTCTCTACATATGATTCAAATGTAGGTCAAAATGTTTATGGTAAACCAGTTACATTTAGACCATTCATAAGTGCAATGCAATATATGCATTATGATGCAGAAAAAGGAGAGTATGTTAACAGATCTATTATATTTAAAAGCTGGAAAGAAGAGGCCATAGATATTCTTGGTGGTACAAGATGTGGCAAGATCCCTTTTAAAGATAGATCAACTCTAACACCTCAAGAGTTAGAGCAACAAAGAACAATAAGATGTTATAAACTTGTGTATGGCTTATTGTCTTTTAATAATGGTAAAACTGCACAAGGTAATTCTCATAATGTAGAAAATTTACCTGCATTATATAGAGTAACTGGTACAGCATTTTCACCTGTAAGTGCTGCTTTAGATCAATTGAAAAAAAGAAAAAAACTTATGTTTAATTGTACTTTTACAATAGATACTAAAAGGCAAAAAAAAGGTGGTAATGTTTTTTATGTTCCAGAGATAAGTGTAAATGCTGAAGAAAATTTACAGTTGTCTGATACGGATATGGAAACACTAAAAGTATTTCAAGATTCTATTAATACAGAAAACACTGAAATAATTGCTGGTTATAATAAAGCAAAAAATAGTAAATCAAATAGTGGGGATAAGATAGACGCAAAGATCGTTGAAGAAGTTAATGACGATTCTCCAGAAGAAATCTTAGCATCATAATGAATACTATACTTTTACAAGTTCAAAAGTATCTTGATAATGTATCAAAGTCTCCTGTAAAACTTGATACAAAGTTAGTTCAAGAGTTTGGTGAGGCGTGTAAAAACGCCTTACTTAAACAGTTTGAAGAAAATAGAAGTGATAAGTTTGAACCTAGAATGTCAAACATAGGTAGGCCTTTATGCCAATTACAGATGGAAGCTAAAGGTATTAAAGGAGAAGGACAACCTTATAATGTAAAAATGAGAAATACATTTGGGGATATAATAGAAGCATTGGCAATATTAGTTATGAAATCAGCTGGTGTAAATATTAAGAATGAACAAAAAAAAGTTACATATAAATTTAATGGAGATAAAATTGAAGGTAGACAAGACGTTGAAATTGATGGAAAAATTTGGGATATTAAAAGTGCATCACCATATTCATTTGAAAAAAAATTTGGAGAGGCAGGAGGATTTAATGAAGTTGTTAAAGAAGATTCATTTGGTTATGCATCACAAGGTTTTTTGTATGGAGAAAGTCAGAAAAAAAATTTTGGTGGGTGGATAGTAATTAATAAATCTACAGGTGAATGGACAGTATGTGAAACTCCTCAATCTGCAGAAGAGTATAAAGTTACAGCTTTAAAACTTGCTAAAAGTAACTTTAAATCATTAAAAAATAATAAACCTTTTAAAAGATGCTACACAGATGTGGCAGAAACTTTTAGAACTAAACCTACTGGTAATAGAGTTTTGGGCTTTGTGTGTTCTTATTGCCCGTACAAACTTCCTTGTTGGGGAAGAGATAAATTGCAGTTGCTACCGCAGCAGCAATCTAAAGGTAAAAATCCTAAATGGGTTTGGTATACTTCTGTTACAAACCCTAGGGAAGAAACCAGAGAGTTTAATGGTGGATAGTTTAAGGGGTCTGTTCACCATTGACTCTTTAAGTTTTATAATATGCATTTATATTTTATAGTTTTTAAAAATAAAAAAGATAAAAATTATAAACTGTTTACTAATACTGTATTTGATAAAGAAAAAGAAGCAGAAGATTTTGGTAAAAAAAGTATGAAAAGAGGATATGAACACAAAGTGTTAGATTATAATAGTGAAAACTATAGTAGGTATTGGAATGAAAAATAAAAAAATAGGTGCGATTAATTATATAAATTCAGTTAAAGTTATAGTTAGTCCTTGGCAAAAAGGTTTTAATTGTAGTATTGTTATGGATAGTAAATCTAAAATGACTACAGAGGAGTACGAATTATGTTCTACAATAGCTAGAGGCATGATAAAAATGGCAACTACTGATCCCCATTCAACGTTTCTATGGGGTCTTCGTGGATTTGCTGAAGATAAAAAGAAAAGCAGTAAAGACTTGAGTATAAGTTCTGTAGCAGAATTTGATGATGATTCTAATGTTATAGATTTTCTTGAGTTTTTAAAAATGAAACGAGATAAGGAGTTAAACTAGTGGCAACACATTTAGTTATAGGTGATCCTCATTGCACACCTAAAGCAAGCAATGAAAGATTTCTGTGGGCAGGTAGAGTGGCAGCAGATTATAAAGTTTCTCATGTAATATGTATGGGTGATTTTTGTAGTATGGATTCTTTATCATCTTATGATAGAGCAAAGAAATCATTTGAAGGTAGAAGATATCAAAAAGATATGGAACATTCACACCATGCATTATCTTTATTAAATAAAGGCATGGGTAAACATAAAGCTAGAAAAATTATGCTACATGGTAATCATGAGGATAGGATTGATAGATTTGTAGATGAAAATCCAGAGTTAGATGGCACACTTAAAATTAGTGATCTTAAATTTAAAGAGTATGGCTGGCAAGAAATACCATATAAAAAAATTAAAGTAATAGATGGTGTACATTATTGTCACCATTTACCTTCTGGAATTATGGGTAGTGCAATATCTGGTGAAAATATTGCAAGAAGTATATTGACAAAGCATAAAGTTTCTGCTACAGTAGGTCATAGCCATTTATTAGATTATGCAGTATCTACATTACCAAATGGTAAAAAGTTAAA